TAGGTAATCAGCTTCGTCTAGGATGACAACTTTCTTAGCATCAGTTAGACTGACAGTTGACGCAAACCCTTTGATCTTAGTTCGAAGTGTATCAATACCTGATTCTTCCGAGCCGTTAATCATTAGATACTCTGCACCAATTTCATTACACAGTGCTTTAGCAATCGTAGTTTTACCTACACCTGCAGTTCCAGCAAACAAAAAGTTAGGCAACTCTCCTTGAGCAATATACTCTCGGAAAGTTTGCTTAAGACTTTCTGGTAATACACAGTCATCAATTTTCTGTGGACGGTATTTCTCCACCCACAGAAATTGTTCATCACGAAATTCAATCATAATTTAGTCTCTCAAAAATTCAAACAAAGATGCAGTTGATAGTTCTTTGTCTGGTTTAACTTTACCTTCAACTTTATCCCATGCACTTATACACATATTACGAACATCATAAGGATGTCTGGCTCTTGCCTCACTCTCAGTATAAAAGTCATTAATCCATTCATACTGTTTATGATATTCACACCAGACCATCTTTTGAATTCTTTTACCTGTTTCTACATCAATTGTATACAATTCATCTACAGGTAAAACCTTACGAGTAACTCTTGGGTTAAGTATAGCGTTTCGTCTCATAATATAGTACTACCATTAAATCAAAAGTCGAATGTAGAATCCGCCTCAACTGCTACGTAATAAACCAAGTCAGTGGCTGGTGACTTGAAACGAGAAATTTTCTTGCTTGAAATACTAACTGCATAATCTCCTGGAAGCATCTTAAGATTCTCTACCTTCAAATTAACTTTGAATGTCTTGTCAGTTGTGCCGACTGACTCGCTGAAAGAGTTACCAGTCGCATTCTTCTTATCACCAACAACTACAGTGATAGTGCTACCATCACCAACGATGGCTACATCGGATGCACGTAGAACAGATGCTGTCTTACTAATCATATTCAACATTGCTGATGAAAGATTAAAGTTAATCTCTGCGTCTGGGAATGTGATAGCTTTCTGTGGTGCAGTCAGGACTGATGCGTCAGCTGCATAAAATTTAATGTTAGAACTACCCTGACGGATAGAAACATATTTGTCTTGGAAGTCCAGATCTGGATCATCAAACAATGACATTGCACCCAAGAATTCATTCAGGTCATAGATACCGAAGTCTGGGAATGTCTCTGTGACAGTTACGTCTGCCATTACGTTCTTCTGCCCTGAGATGGTTGCTAGTTTGCTACCACTCTTTAGAAGAAGATTGCTGTTAATGCCAGCAAAGTTTTTAAATAGGGCGACTGTTTCTTTACTTAATTTCATTTGGTTCTCCAATTGATTACATAACAACTATGTATAAAACATTATACCTCAAACCACTCAGATTGACAAATTTATTTTTCAACAGAGTACTTTACATCATGTTCATACAAAAACATCAGGCAACACATTGCATGTGCCAAATGATTCTTTCCAGTTTCGGGATCGTTTTGCTCTCCCTCTTTCCATGCCCACAGATGTCTCTGCATTGCATCAAAATATCTTCGTTTAGAATCAGGTACAAACTTCCAGTTATCTGGTTCGTATTTCTCTGCTCCAAAAGTAAGTATCTCTACTGTTGCCTTTAAAGCAAGTGGTGGCAGCAAACCATATTGCAGTTTGCCACCATCAAATTTACGACCACCAGTAGTTGCTGTCTGTGATGCCTTTACAACATCAGTTTGCTTCTTATCGGTAGCCATAGTTTCTATCAGCTACGTTGTGCAGTGAAAGCAGATGCACCAGCGATAGCGTTTGCTAATTTAACAATACGCTTGCTTGGAGTACCGATACGATACTTAACAGTTGGTGTACCATCATGCAACTTAGCTGCATTGGTATAAACACAGTGACCTTGCTCACGCAAGTTACGGATTGCGCTTGCTGGATGAGCGATACCGAATGATGACTTGATTTGTTTTGCTGTGAAAGATTTTCCACGGCTCAATTGATTCAATAGCATTTCTTGTTTAGACATATTAACTCCATTATTATAAACCATCAAATAAAAAAGCACCCAGAGGGATGGCAAACCTCTGGGTGTTAGGGGAAATTTATAATTTAAACTTCGATACCATTATCACGTAGGATCTGGTTGAAGTCTTCTACATCATCATCTTGAGACACAGAGTCTTCGATGATCCGTTGCAGACGTGTAGTTTCCATTTTGTCTGCAACAACAGCAGCCTTAACTGCTGGCTTTGATTTAACAGTAACAGTCTTAGCCTTCGCAAGTTTCGCAACTTTAGCTTTAGCCTTAACGACAGGATTCAACTTAGCAGTTAATTCCTGTTTGTATGCAGTCATTTCTGCATCAGTTGGAACAGGCAGTTGATACACACCACGTTCAACTTTGTTCTTGTTAAACAACCAGTTGGGATATCCAATCTTTTCGTTCTTCACACCAGCACGTTGGTCACGCAGTGTGTAATAGATTGACGCACATTCTTTCAGCGTAATTTGAGGATTCTTCTTGTACTGTTTATTAAACTCAAGAACAGACACAACAAAACGCTTTTGAGCGAGGGACAGGTTTGCAAATTTCAACATAATCATTTTCCTTTAAAAGTTTCACAACAGAACACATATTATACACCAAGATTACATAAATGTCAAGCATTTATTTCTCCTGTAAAATCAACAACTTAGAACGGGATTTCGTCAGAAGGATCCATAGGTTTGGGAGTCTCATCGACTACCTCTGGAGCAGGACTTGCAACTTTGTCGTACAGGTCGATAAAAGCAGTCTTGGTTGCCACATCGAAACGATTGCAGCATAACTGAACAGCCTTAACACGATCTTTGAAAATCGCAAATGCTCGCACAATGTGGATCATACGACGAGTCGTAATTGTTTCATCCACACCACCATCCTCGAAAGTACGACGAATTGCATCAGCCCACTTCACGAGTGTCTCAGCAAACTCTTCATCAACACATGAATAAGTCTGCATAAGATTCTTGATAATCTTCACCTCAACTTTAGCTGAAGGATATTCTTGTTCGAATGTTACAGCGAATCGTTCCAAGAATGCTTCGTTCAATACGTTTGTACCGATGTAACGACCATCGTCTGAACCCTTACCCTTAGTATTGGCAGTGGCAAGAATATTGAAACCCTCTGCAGGAATGATCATCTCATTCTTCAGTTTGAAGTAGTAAGGTTTACCCTCGAGGATTGGCTGCAAACACAACAGAGTGTTAGCTGAACCTGCATCAATTTCGTCCAGCAGCAGAGTAGTACCTGTACGCATAGCGATGAGCACTGGACCCTCGACTACTTTTACGTTACCATCTTCCAGAGTCTTCGAACCAATCAGTTGTTCTTCGTCTGTCATCATGTTAAGGTTAACACGAATCAAAGGACGTTTGTGCTTGGCGCAAATTTGTTCTACCATGGTAGACTTACCGTTCCCAGTTGGACCAGAAATATAAGCAGGGTAGAAGATGCCTGACTTGATAATGCTTTCCAAGTCAGTGTAATTGCCGAATGGAACAAAGTTAGAATCCTTGGCAGGGATCAATGCTTTCGTATCAGTGTAGTCTACCATAAAAGATTCTTGTTTCTTTGGTTTAAGTGCAGTGTTACCTGCAGTTGGAAAGTCAACTGGTGTACCACCCTCGATTGCATACAAACCACGACCTGTTTTGGTTTTCATAAGCCATACAGGATACTTGTCAGTATTCATTCGTGCCATTGTTTCCAACAGCTGTGGTCGTGAGACCACTTTCTTTGTTGCGATATCAGGAAACAGTTCGTACATTTTAGCTTCGAACGCACCACGAAACACCATATCAGATTTTGCCATCACATTCTCCATAATAAAACCTTATTTTACATCAAACACAAATTAATGTCAACAACTATTTTACCTTGTAAAATCAACAACTTACGCAACAAGAGTCACGAATCGGTTGAGTAGTACTCGGCTAGTCTTCTTAACATTCAGATATTTCCCGAAATTCTTTGCAATCGCTTTTGCATTCATATCGGCATTCGTTTCCAACTCACCCTCTTCAATCTTAGTAGAATGTTTAGTGATCAAGAACAACTCATCACGACCAGTATTTTTCACTGAGACGAATCCATCTTTCTTAAACGCTGTCCTCCAAGATTCAACCAGACTATAACGATCTCCTGCAAAGTTAGGAAGATTACAACCAATCACAGTTTCTAATTCACGACGACCACTACCACAGATATGGAATCCAACAACTGCAATACCATAACGATCTTTGATCATACGAAGAATCATTTCACTCTGTGGAGCACCCTGTGCATCAAGTTCATATGTTTTCTGGGTCACTTCATCTTTGATAAAGTTTTTCACCTTAAGACGTTTAGCAGAATTCGATTCATACTCCCAATCATTCATACGCTTATTGACACCTTGCAGGGAATGCCCATCACCATCAGTAAGAGTAATGAAAGTCATTTTCTCTACATTGTTATTCTTCATATATGTTCCAATATGTTGATAACACCATACCAATGCTTCGTTCAATGGTGTGCTACTTGTAGAGTAGTTGTCATTGGCTAAGAATGAATAATGCAGGACACGTTTAGCCATCGAATTAAATTCGCTGGTTGTCATTTTGCTAGAGAACAGTTCCAACAAATTGAATTTTGATGTCGCAGTGCTAAGCAGATCGTCAGCTTTACCTCTCATCCAAGCATTATATTTTTGGTATAATTCTTCTGTAGAAGTCCACTGGTCGTTATAACCATTGGTGAATGCAAACACACGATATGGAATCTGAGTGTGATTGCAGAACATAGCCAAGTTGATAACCTGTTTCAATGTGTCATGCAATACATCGTTCATTGAACCAGACCAGTCCACAAGCATAACCATACCATGGTTTTTACCCTGTGGCAACATTGTAACACGTTTGAACAAGTCATCTTTCAGTTTGTAGGAATAGACTTTAGCCATATCCAACGAACCAATCTTTGAGACTTGAGCACGTTTGTAAGTCTGGGCAGACTTCTTCATCTCGAATTCTTTAACAAGATAATTTACAGTGCTAGATGATTCGGTTTTAAACTTAGCATATTCACCAAGTTGTTTTTTGGCAAAGTCAGCACGTTGTGCGTCATCCATGTAGCGAGTGTAACGATCAAACTCACCACTGGTATACCAAGATTCTGGAGACATGGTCTCGTTCAGAATACGTTTATATCCAATAACTGGATCTTTGAAATAGTTCTTATCAAATTTCCAATACACATACTGAGTATTCGTATCAGCCAAGTCTTCTAATTTCTTAGAGAAGACACGTTCAGTCTTAGACTCTAAGTCTTCATCTGAAACATCTTGATTGGTGGTCTTGTTGTTATTAGCAGATGATTTACCTTTACCAGACTTCTGTTTATGTTGTTTACCACCACCTTGTTGTTGGTCTTGTTGGTCTTCTTGTTCTTCACCATCATCAAAATCATCATCAAATAAGTCATCACCAAATTCATCTTGGTCATCTTCATCTTCTTCAGTTTCTTCGTCAGCTGATGCATCCTGTACACGTTTCTTACGTTCTTCCATCTGTTCTTTGGAATACGCATAGATGTCGTTTGCAAGGGCAATGACTTCTTCGATAGTCTCAACACGTTCAGCACGATTGACAAATTGTTTTTCGTCAGGTGTGAATGTGACACCACACTGGAAACCAGCTTTGAAGTAAAGATTGATTTTGTCAATAAGCAGCAAGTCATCGAATGACTGGATTTGTTTGACACCAAAGAAGTCACGATCGTTCAGCTGTTTGTATCCTTCGTTCATGCGTTTGCGGAGTCCAGGATATCTACGCTTCATCAATTTCTCAATGCGCACGTCTTCGATGATATTCAGATATGACATCATTTTTACATTTTCTTGTATCGGTGTCAGATATTCTTCACCTGTGTACAATGCATGACCGACTTCGTGACCAATCAACATGTCCTCAATTTCTGGAGTCATGTCTTTCCACATTGGCAAAGTCAACACACGTGACTTAATATCGAACGACGCAGTCTGTGTGCGTGCTCGAATGACAGAAAGGTTTTCTGTTGCAAGTAGTCTTGCTGATAGATCTGATGCAGTAGTTTCCATATTACTCTCCAAAAGCCAATTCAAATTCATGCTTAGTCACAACCGACTCAATCTCAGCACGATTAGCCAATTTTAGTGGAAGAATACCTACAATGTCAAGAACATCTTCCGAATAACCATAGTCTACAAAAAGACAAGCCAACTCAAAATCACTGAACCCACTCCACTGGTTTTCCATAACAATCTCCATAATTTATACGTTATTATACAGCAGGTTTGAATAAAAGGCAAGAAATAAATGCAAAAACCCCACACTCAGTGGGGTTATTAAAAACGAAATCTAAAGTATTAGTTTTTAGCTATTACAGAGAAGTCGTTTATCTTTTCAAACTTAATCACGCTACGGAATTTATCGAACAGCTGATCACCTTTGTGTGAGATTACAAAGATGTTTGTGTTCTCTCCAAACTGATTCATCAGGTTCAAGAAGTAATCAGTGCCTGCGGTATCCAAAGATGAATCGAAAATCTCATCAAGCAACAATAGGTTTGTGTTAACTGAGTTCTTCATCTTTGCAATCTGACGCCATGTGAATAGAATCGATAAGTCGATACGCATCTTCTCACCCTCAGAGAAACTTGCATACGTAAAGTCATCTCGGAAACGAGACTTCACATGTTCATTGAATGCTTCATCAAGTTCGAAGTGGATGTATGCATCCATGGCTTGAAGATACTTGTTGATCAATTTATTCATGATTGGAAGATACTCACGAATGATTGCTGTCTTGATACCAGTATCTTTCAATAGGATATTGGCAACTTCTTCAATGTTACGATGTTCTTGTAAAGCTGTCTTAGTATTAATTTTACTAATCGCTTCAGTAGCAAGTTCTTTTAACTTTGCTTTCTCTTCATCGAGATTTGCCGTATCAGTTTTTGCGCTTTCGATTTCAACCTGCATTTCCTTAATCTGTTTGTTGAGTAAGGTGATTGTTGAGTTTCGTGTAGATAGTTCAATATTCTTGTCGGTAATTTGCGATTGAACTTCAGTAATCTTAGATAGTTGCGTGTTAAGTTTGGTGAGGACTGTTTCAAGTTCACCAATTTTAGAGTTGTTGTCTTCAAGTTTCTTATTAAGGTCTTGGACAATCGCCTGTTTGTATTCTTCTGCAATGTCTTGGTTACACGATGGACAAACATCATGCTCACTAAAGAATTCTGTGTTGTGCTCACAAGTTTCGATTTTCTGGAGTAACTTGGACTTGATTGATTTGGCTCTGTCGATATCTTCAGCAACTGTTTCCTTGTCATTGATGCTTGCTTTAAGAGTATTGATCTCCGAAAGGATAGATTCGATCTCGCCCTCTGCCTGTAAAATTTCACTAGAGTTAGCAGAAATTTTTGATACGATTCCTTCGATTGCAGTCGTTTTCGCTTCTGAGATAGTTTTAATGAGTTGCGTTTGAGACTCAACTTTCGTTTTGGCTGTAGCGATATCGTTTTCCACTTTGGTAATAGCATCTTTAGTTTCCTGCACTTTTTCTTTCAATAATGAATTCATTGTAGAGAAGATACGAATATCAAGGATGTCTTCGATAACTTCTCTTCGTTGACTTGATGGCAACTGCATGAATGGTACAAACGATGCAGATCCAAGGATAACAACCTGTGTGAATGTCTTGTAGTTTAGTTTAAGAATTTGTTGCTCAAGAATCTTTTGATAGTCTCTTGATGCAGCGTCTTGGTTAATCATCTCGCCATCTTGCCAGATCTCAAATAGATTAGGTTTGATACCACGAATGATTTTATACTCTTTACCATTGATATCAAATTCAATCTCAACAGTGCAACCCTTACCATTGATTGAATTGACAAGTTGACCTTTGTTGATATTACGAAATGGTTTACCAAACAGACTGAAGCACAACGCATCAAGGATGGTCGACTTACCCTCACCATTCTTACCAATGATAAGAGTTGTTGGTGATTTGTTTAATAGGACTTTGTTTGGAGAGTTACCAGTAGATAAAAAGTTTTTCCAACTTACGCTTTTAAATACAATCATTAAACTACCTCAATATTCACTGCTTCTGTATACAATGTTCTCATATAGGTTTTGATCTGTTCCTTATCAACATCAGTGTTGATCGAATCAACATAATTCGATAGGACAGATAGTGTGTCTTCAAGATTAATTTCCTCACCAATCTCTCCATCGCCAAACTCAGAGAGATCTTCAATAACTTTAATTTCATGACATCCTTTGCTATACAATTTCTGTATGAATTTATCAAATTTGTAGAAGTCTGTTTTGTTAACAACAACTAACTTAACATAAGTGTCCTTTAGATCAAGTGTATCTAGATTGATAGGGTCGGTTTCTTTGTCGTTGTATTCGACTCTGGCAAACATCGTATAAGGATTTGGGATGAATTCGAGTTCTCTGGTACTAAGATCGAACAAGTGAAATCCTCTGGTATCATTATAATCTTGCCATGTGAGTTCGTAGGGGTTTCCAAGATAGTAGATATGTCCATCATCAGATTTGTGATGATAATGCCCACTGAAAACCATATCAAATTTATCGAATATGTCTTTAGCCAAACCCTCATGTGATTCCATTCCTCTATACATAGCAAACCCATTGATCTCAAAATGACCCATACAAATTTCAGCATCTGTATTTTTCATATGGTCTATACTTTGTGTATAGTTATCTGGACAGATCCAAGGCATCATACAAATTTTAGTACCATCAATGATGATATTTTCTGGAGAGTAGATAACATCGATATTACCATACTCAGTTAGAAGTAAGTCTGGTGAATTTACTTGATTGGTATTTTTATAATAAGTATCATGATTACCAGCCAGCATATGAACCCGAATACCACGCTCTTCCAATTTGTCAAAGAACATTTCTTTGGCTCGTTGGAGAGAATAGAAGTTGACATACTTACGTCTATCAAAAGTATCACCAAGAATAAGAACAGTGTCAATGCCAGCTGCATCAATAGTAGGGAAAAAAGTGTTATCATAGAATTTTTGATAGAAGTCTAAGAATGCTATACTATCGTTACGTGCACCAAAATGTTGGTCTGTAATAATGGCTACTTTCAAACGAACCCCATCTTTCTTTCTTTTGGTTTATTAGTTTGTTGATTGAATACTTCAGCAATGGAATATGGTTCCATTTCTTTACCACGTGGTTTAATTGGAAGATCTACTTCCAATACTTTGGAAAGGTTATTCGCTTGTTCAATATTCAATGCATCGAATGTTAGGATATCAAAGCAACGTCCTGGACGAACCAGAGCAGAGTCAATGTCACGAATGCTTGGAAGGTTTGTAGAGAAAACCATCTTCTTACCTTTGGTAGTAACAAGACCATCACCAACATTTAAGAATCGGTGCATCATTGTATTACCATCACTACGTGACTTCAAGAATGCATCACTGTCTTCCAAAACCATAATTGATGCATCGTCTTCAATGAAGCGAGCAAAGAATCCATCCTTTTCTAAGATGGCTGCATCATATGTTACCATGGCAGATGAATTGCTGTGTGCAAGTAATCCACGAATGAATGTAGTCTTGCCAGTTCCTGGTGGTCCAATCAACAACAGAATATTTGCTGAAGATGCCATGTAGCGATCATAGTATGATTCTAATGATTCACCATTAAGGAATGGATACATTTCTGCAACTGGGAGACGATCACGATTCAATGGAACATTACAAGAACCACCATCAGAAGAGTAGATCCATTCAATGTAAGATGTCACAACATCAAAATTGTTTTCAACAATCTCAACCATATCGTTACAGAAGTCTACATCACCAACTGCACGAACAGTCGTTGAGTTTGAGTTCACATCAAACTTAATGTAGTTCAATGTTTCTTCTTCGATGATAAATCCATTAGAAGAATTTCCTTGCACGTACAGGAAATCATTGTAGTTGGCTTCTGCCCACTCACCCCACTTTGAACGATTACAAAGGACAGTTGTCTCACGATGAACAGTTCTTTTGCCAGAGTCAATACGTCTCTTTAGCAGTTCAGAAATAACTAAGTCATCTAAATCGCTAACACCCAAAAAGATTTTTTCGTTTTCCATAATTTTATTCAAGTTAAATTGATTATCATTTGCATCCCACGTATATCTTCTGACAGTACGTCGGCTTGTTGTTTTTCTCTTAGGATTAACTCTTCTTCTAGTAACACCCTTTGATAAGTTTCTTAGATAAGAACTAATATCTCCATAACTACGTAATGCTGGTGCTCGGCTCATCATCATCTTTCAATAATAAGTTTTCATCAAGTTCAATAAACTCGTCTAAGTTAGTTTGGCTTTTCTTTTTCTTAGCTTCTTTTTTACGTTCTATGAAATCATCAAAGTTGCTATTGTTTTGCATAAACTCTAAGTATGCATTGTGAAAGTCTCTATCATCTTCGTGATCTTGTAACTCAAATGCTTCGAATGGCATGTTCTGTAGCAACTTACCTTTGATGTATGTTTGTTTCTTTTCTTTTGCGATGCGTCTTAAAAACGCATAGTAGATAATCTGTGTGAAGTAAGAGAAAGGATTGTTTGATTTGGCTGGGTCAAAGTTGTCGATATATTGAATGCAATTTTCTATTCCATCAAGAATCATATCATCTCGATAGGAGTAGTTTATAAAATTGGGTTTGTAAGAGAGATGTGTAGCGATCTTTAAGATGCACTCGCCAATGTAGTTACTAATGATTGGCTTGGGAAGGTTGTTCTCTTTAGCTTCTTTGACTTGTCTTCGATACTCTGTAATAGCAACTAAGAAGTCTGCGTTGTTAACATAATGGGTAGCCATGTAATTGGAGTTCCTCTATAATTCAATATAGCATAAGTATACATCAACTAATATAGAAAAGCAAATATGATTTTATTGCAGAAAATAAACTTGTCTTGCGGAATGCCCTGCTGTATAATCCACAGTGTCTGTGGTTGATGAGGTAGATTAGTTGATTGTATCGTTACCTTCGACAACAAACAAAAACTCTTCTCTTTCCTGTCTCTTCTCTTCCAAAGGTTTTTTACCTTTTCTTATACGTGGTTCGATATTCAAACCAACATCCTCATGATCTGCAACAATCTTTTGATAATGAGGAATGAATAGATGATGCATCTTTTTAACAAACATCAGATTCTTTTTATCTAAAATGTAAGATCCATCTGCCGCAAACTGGCAGAGAGGAGATGCAGTAATGTGTTCTCTACCTGTTTCTAATACTGGGATAGTTCTAATGCACATCGGAGATTCAACTTCAATAAAGTCTTCATCTTCTTTTTTTAAAACAGCCATGACATTTTCACCACTTACTAATTTTATAACCACATAAAGTTCATTGCCTGTTAGCATAAATCTACCTCTATTATTTTAACTGTAAATTCTTCTTCAGCATACGTCTTGTAGCGTTCAGCTGCATGATTCAACGTATGGTTTTTCCATGACTTCCAATGCAAGTCATCTGCAATGTCGAAAAGATTACATTGCGTTTTACCATCTTTTAATCTTAAACCACGACCTATCGATTGAAGGTTGCGGATTTTGCTTTTTGTTGGCGACGCAAAAATGACATTCTCAAGCGAAGGTATATTAATACCAGTGGAAAAAGTTCCATACGATGCAATAATGATAGCATCCGACTCTCCCTCGGTGATATGCCTAATGGCTTCACGATCAGTGGTGTCAGTTCCCCCGAAGACGAAAAATACTTTTCTCTCAGAGTGCGCTTTTTCTTTAATGAGTTCATACAGTATCTTCCCATGCTTCTCAACATACTGGAACAAGACCAAAGTATTACCGCTGGATTTTATTGTTAAATTGCGTATAAATTTATTACGCTTTTCGTTGGCGACTAGCCAATCCATCTCTTCTTGGTAAGTTTTGTTCTTACGTTCTTTACGTATGTCTTCATTGTATTTAAGAATGATAGACATTATATTTAGTGAAGATAATCTTCCTGAGTCCATCAACGCTTTGGTAGTAGTAACTCTATGTACAGAGCCAAACACACCTTCAAGTACTAAACGATGAATCTTTTTATTATCGAGTGTACCTGTTGTACCAACACGATAACGAACAACGTCCATCTTTTCCATTACACCTATTAGAGATTTAGCTTTGAATTGGTGAGCTTCATCTCCAACAATAACATCGAATTGTTTAAACCAAGCCTTTGGTTGTAAATGAATTGATTGCCATGTAGTGATAAGAATATCGCTTGTAAATACTTTAGTGAAACCACTGTAAAGTTTCTGACAGTGAGTTCCAACATCCCATCCATTCATTGTGGAATAATCTACAAAGTCTGCATGGAGTTGTTCAACAAGAGATGTAGTTGGTACTACGATGATACATTTTCTACCTGCTCGGATATGCCATCTAAGAATAGAATAGATGATGAATGATTTACCAGAGGCAGTTGGAGAAATTAAAAGTGTACGCTCTTTGTTTAGAGCAGTAGTGATAGCATCGATCTGATAGTCACGTATCTCAATTTTGTCTGGTAGATTTAAACTACGAACAAATTTTTCAACGAGTTCTTCATCGATACCATTATCTGTTTTGATAGGTGTTTTGTATATTAACTGATATCCATTAGTCTCACAAAACTTTTCGACATATTCAATCAAACCAACGTAAAGAGTTTTTCTTACTTGGTCATACAAACGAACTTTACCATCCCACAATCTAGCTTTGAATTGTGGAGTAAACCTAGCTCCAGGATATTCGTATGTAAAGAAGTCTGCGAGTTCTTGTTCAATACTAGCATCACCGAACACCCGCATGTAAACTTCATCTAATTTTTCAACATTTATCATTACATCCCAGCTAAGAATTTTTTCCATTCAACTGCAGTTTTAATCTGCCAGTCTCTGGCTTTGATTTGCTGCATAATGGATTCAAGAAAATATATCATTGTTTCTAGGTAATCAATCTTTACCCTTAAAGTATTTAGATCAATATCGCCAGTAAGAAATTCATCCATCTCATTCTTTAATGGCTTGATACCCTGCCATTGTTCCCATCCGAGATCGTTTAACTCATCACGTGATAGTTCACCACGATAGTAGCGAAACTTATTCTTGCGAAGAAGATTGTAGTCTGATTGGAGTTTTGTATGTTTTAGTTTAACTTGCACTAGAAGTTTAACATACTTTGCGTGGAGTTTTGGAGTAGCAGTAGATTGCTCACCGAGATAGTTATCATCGATAGCACAATCAGCATCCCATAACTCTTGGAGTTGTTCAATGTTCATAATATCCTCATATTTGTTTACCGTCATTATACAGTAAACTTACAAAAAAATCAAATTTGTCTTACAAGAATTTGTAATATCCGTATCTAAATGTAGCGTTACCTACAACATATTGCACGTCTTGGTTTGTAGATTCAAACACAACTGAGTCAATTGCTACTGGAAACATATCATAAAATTGCACGATCTGCGATGGTACATTAGTTCCAGAAAGAATTTGCAATGTTGCATCAGAATAGTTTCTTGCTAACTCTGATAACGCACCACGTTGATCTGCATTAACGAAATTTATGTACTGGTCATAACTTTGTGGGAATCCTAAAGCAATAATCCAATTGTAGATAGCTTTATAGTTATTCATATCCGAATCAACTAAAAACTGTACAGTTAGTTGATCATATGTCAATGAGTCTCCAGGAATTGGTTGCGAGTTGAATGGGTTACCAAACTCTGGCGCACCGACTGTAATTCCAGGAAGATTTACCTGCTGACAAAAGTATGATATGTCAGGTAATTTGCTTATGTTGAACATGAACCCATTAGGTGATAATGGAGTAATGTTACTTGGGATAGGACAAGAGATAGTAGTAGCCATACAATTATTTAGGAATAAAAAAAGGGAGATCCCGAAAGACCTCCCTTTAAAGCACCGCTTCTTACTGTCGGTTTATTACTCTTGATTACATCAAGTTAGTAACTTTAACACGACGGTAGTAGTAGTTTTCGTTAGCTGTCAAGCCACCAGTACCATCCAATGAAACGAATGGGTTAGCAACTAAACCGTAACGAGTCTTGAAACCAATCTTTGGTTGGAAAGACTGTGGATCAACTGCACGAACCATTTGTAGAGGAACGTATGGGCAGTAGAATAGACCAGCGTCAAAGG